GATGCTTGCCGGAATGATGCCCGGAGGTCCTTCCAGCTAATGGCCTCCCGGTCGTTCCCGAAGGTCTGAATCGTAACCGTATTGTCGGTTTCGTTCCAGAGCTCGGCAATGCGGAGAATCACCGAATCCGCGTCGGCTTCCCCTTGGATAGCCTCTTGAATGTCCTGGATACCCTTATCCAAATAGAGCGGCTTCAGGGTGCCCGTGGGGTCATTCTGCGCCGCCATCGTCGAAAGTTGCTGCTCACGCTTGAGCTGGCCCCAGGTCTTCTCGACGATATGCGCCGTAAGGCTCCCATCAGGGTCGTTGAGCATGTCGTAGACGTCGATGGGGGTGAACTTCGGGCGCATACGAGGGATAATCTTCGGCTGTGGCTGGAAGCCGCGAATTACCGGCGCACCGTAGTTGTCGCGCAGAACCTGCATCTGCGGCTTGCCATCCGGACCTTTGACGGTTTCGACGGCTCCCGTTTGCGGGTTCTGCTGCTGTACGGGGACCATAACGGGAACTGGCCCCGGCTCTACCGCAATATCGTAATCCCAGTCCCAGTCAACCTTTAGACCGGCGTGACCATAAATCGCAAGATTCCTAATGTGGTCTTCGATGGCGTGCGTAACGTGTGCAACGTGGAGCTTGTAGCCCAAAACTGCCTGCATGCACTCGGCTGCGGGTTCATCCTGCGCGGTGCGCCCCGCGCACTCAAACCAAGGGTCGAAGCTGAAGAACGCATCGCTGACGCGGCTGACAATCTGTTCGACGTTCGATAGTGGATACGGAACGAATGTGTTCGACCGCGGGGTGAAGTTGTCCGGAAACGTCTTCCGGTCCTGTTGGCCGATGTACTGCCGATAGAAGAAGGCCCGGCGCTGGTCGTACTGGCGCCGAAAGAAGAGCATCCGCTCCAGGTGCGCATTTGAGCGGTAGAGGGCGTCCGTAAGGGGGTCGCCCGTCATTGTGGGCCCGATGGGGCCCTTTGGAGAGACTTGCTGGAAACTTGGTGCGGTCATTAGAATCTATCGAGTTTTTGAATCCAGTAGACGCCGCCAGCCGTCGAAAACACTCTAATGCGGTCTGTGTGGTCGCCCGTCTGAAGTGTCTGCACACTGTTCGCTGGATATTGAAACGCAGCGACCGTTGCGGCGGCCATATTTGCGTTCCCAAATACAACGTGGAAATCGCCCGCGCACGTAATTAGGAAGATTGCCTGAGGGCCGAGGACAATCTCAGCTGTTGACGCAGCTGCGCCAAGCGTAGCTGTAACCGCCGGTTCACCGGAATAACCCCACGCTGAATTAAACTCTGCCATACGTTACTCCTTCGTTTGCTCTACGCCTGCGTGGTCAAAGACGTTAAAATCAAATCTACCCGCTTCGAATTCCTCGTTTGCGTGACGTAGCATTACGTACGCCTCATCGAGACGCTGTTGGCGCAAGTGAGGCGGCGTCGAGGCAATTTTATGTAGCCAGTACGCCTGCCAGCACAGCTTACAGCCTACCGGAGGGGGCGGCTGCTCACCCGCGATGTAGTTGTGTTTGCCGCAGACGAGCTGTACCTTCGAGGGGTCGAGGACATCCGAAAGGATGTCCGAGAGCTCCTGCTTAGAGTACTTCTTGTCGGCGCCTTGTGCGGTAGGTCGCATTACGCCTTTTTAACATCCGATACGACGGCCTTGGCCGCGGTTTCAACAGCCGCTACCTTAGCTACTGCCGAGGCACCGAACTTATAACCTACGAAGGCACCACCAGCGAACGCACCAGCTGCCAGGCCTGCTGCGAGCTTTCCTGCAATAAACAAAATCGAAATCATCGTTTCTCCTTAAAGTTTGTGGCGAAAGGGCGTTAGAGGGGGTAACGCCCGTCTCACCACGTCCAACTGCCGTTCCGTTTCACGGGAGCGGAGTTGGAAGGTCGCTAAAAGCAAACGGGCCCCTAGAATCACTCCGAGGAGCAAATCCCAGTGGGCCCAAAGCGCAACCGACACCCCTACGATTGTCGGTGCGAGTGTTGCTAGAAATGGATTAGTTTGTGCTAACGCGTTTAGTTCGACCAAGTGTCCGTACTTTCGTAGACGGCGACGCGTAAACCAACCGTCGAATAGCGCAAGCGCCAGGCAGGCGACTGCGGAAATCCCCTCGACGTACACTTAGAGGGCGCTCGTGGTACCGACGCGCACCTTGCCATGCCCACTGTAAGCAGGTTGGGCGAGGGGCGAATCGTAAGCCTCGTGCTTGCCAGAGCCGTAATCGGTGGTAATCATCTGGGCGCTGCGGCTACCGGGCATGTCGACGGGCTCACCTTCAACGCGGGCAGTAATCCCAAGGGAGCCACCCTGGCTGTGATAGCCGTCAGAGTCACTTACGGACTGCGCATTCATCACCGCAGGAGCGCTGTGCATTTTCGATTGATGTTTCGCTGCAACATTCATAGTTAGTTCCTTGTATCGGGATTCTTAGCCGGATTGGGTGTCAGGTCCGCTGAACCAACCTGGCTACACTCTGGGGCTAGCATTGTGGGCGCAGCCGCTCCGTGACCTTTCGAGAAGTCCCGGCGAGTGTCGGACGACTGCGACGCACTGGCGTAAGTCTCGTTTGGACTGGCTGCAGCCTCGCGGGACTTATTTGCTAGCGATTCGTCGTAGGTCCAGGCTACGTTGTCGATTGAAACGCCGGTAGCGCCGCGCATGTCGCCAGCACTAGGAATTGCTTTGCCGAGGTTTTCACGCTCGAACACCGTCAGATTGGCCTCGCCAACTATACGGGTGTAGTAAGTTGTCGTCGGTATTTCAAAGACGATGTCCGCGTTCGTGTCCAGGCCGCCATCGGCGCTTGGAACTCCCGTCGAACCCCCCGAAGACATCGAACCAACTTTTCCGGAGTCGCCACTATATTGTGCTGTTCTAGGCATGTTTTCGCGCTTTCTGAGTTGAAGGACGCCAGCCTGTCTTACGCATTGTGCCGTAGACGTAGGCGTCCTTACGCTTGCCTCGCAGGCCCATCTTAGCTGCGCGGGCCTGGAGTTTGCGCTCCAACTCAACTGGCATTTAGTATGCGCCGGGCGTTAGCACGCTATTACGCAGGGCAACTTTGTCGACGGGGACCCACGCCTGGTTAGTGTCATCCCAGAGACCGCCGTCTGCACGGAAAATCAACACGTCCGTAGACAAGTTGAGCGTCACCGTGGACGAACTGGGTGCGGGGAGAGCCACTACGAGCGAGGTGGGCTTGGCAAAGTCCGCGGTAATATCCGCGGCAGAGCGAGCCCAAGTGGATTTCGTTTCATCAGTAAGTGTGGGAAGAGCCATCTAAATCTCCTTAGTAGAGTGACCGCAGCTGCACAACGATGGAAATGCTAGTCATCGATGTGAGCGTGCCGGTGAGCTGAAGCGCCAGACGGTCCCCAACGGCGAGTTGGGAAACTCCGGTGGCCACTCCGTTGATAGTTTGAAGGGTGTTCGCGGTTCCGGCTAGGTTAAAGGTTGCAGCGCCTGCGAGGACGCTCGAACCACTGCCGGGAGCGCCGGTGCCGGTATCTTTGGTTACGATAGCGGTAGAAGCGCCACCAGTACTGGCAACGGGGTGAATTTCCGCTACGCTAACAACCTGATACGGACGGTCGGCGATAAAGAATGTGGTGCTACCCGCAACCGGTGGAGCCGCAATCAGGGTGAAATCCTGCGGTTCTATCTCGGAGACGTGTGAGCTGAGTACGGGGTACTCGTTAGAGAATGAAAAGGCCATAGTTTCTCCTGGTCCTTTCCTTTAGCGGTACACAAGTACGAGTAGGTTCGTTCCGCCAGCGGTGGCTGGGAGGGTGGTCGAGAAGTTGATGACGCACGAAGTCGCAGTGATAGAGGTGACGCGAGGCGCGGCGTTCGAACCTTCTACGGCCAAAACACCGGTCGCAGCAGGCGAAGTCGCCGGAGGCGTTGCTAGAAACACCAAAACCGCACTGGGAATGTAGCTGAGCGTCTGCGTACCGTCAATCCAGTTAAGGGTGAAGGTGGTGGCAGCGGCGTCGCCGAGTACGTTGACGAGCGATACAAAAGCGGGTTCGACGTTCACAACGCTGGCTACAGTAGTGCCAGAGCTGGGAAGCGAAGCCCCACCCTTGGGAAGCATCGTGTTAGATTGCTGGGTGATTGCCATGCTTAATTTTCCTTTATTGCTAAGCTAACCGTGAGAACCTTCGGGTCCCCACAGGCCGTACAAGCCAAGATGACCTGTACTAGGCGTGTTTTCTCGTCTATGAAGGTTTCACAGACGAAATAACGGTGCTGTCCTGAGCACCGCCCCTCATTTAAATTCGACATTAGAGATTGCCCAAAAGGCCGCGATGGCCATTGGCGTTCTTAATCAACACCGGGTCGACGAAAGTTCCCGCCGTGGTGTCATAGATTGCGCCATCTGCCCAAATTTCGTAGGTGTGTCCGGCTCGCGAAGCTTCAAGCAGGGTGGTGTTTAACCTTGCTTCGATGTGCTTGCTCATGGTGACGTTGGTATCAAAAGTGCGATTGGGCATGTTATCTCTTTTCGTAGGAGTTGCAGCAGCCAAACTGGTGGATTAGCCCCTCGACCTTTCGACAAGAGCCCGTATTTGCGCTCTCAAGTGCGCTTTCATAGTACTCGCATCCTCCGCAGTGAGTCGGAACATCCCGGCCTTCATAATAACCTGCGACGCTACGGGGGACAGTGGGCACCGGCTCACGAGCGAGTTCCCGCTCGCCGCCAATATACAGTCCACATACGCCTTTTTTGTAGCTAACCCGCGTGTCGGAAGTTCCATCGATGAAGACTACTGCGCATTCCTCTCCGCGCCCGGTGGTACATCGGAGCGCGCAAAGCCCGCAACTAGCGCCGGTTGGGCTTACCCCAGGGTTGAGGACCGTCGGCGGCATGTACAGGACTTCCGCCTTGCTTAGTTTCGCCGCCAAGTTTCGGTCCCTCCACAGGAATACTGTTTACAATCTCGGTAGAAACAACGTCTCCGGGTGCGGAAATCTTGATTTCGACGCCCTTAGCCGGGCGCAACGTGCGGCTATCGAAGTCTACCCGGGGATTTTCGTCAAAAACCTTCGCCGCTTCAGTTTGGGCGGCTGCTACCTGTGCGGCAATGTGTGCGTTCACGGATTCACCAAGTGCTGTAGAAGCTTTGAAACGGGGTCCTCGTGCTTCACCGCGACGTAGAACCTAAAAATCAGTAGCCAGTTTGGAATAACGGCCGTTAAGAACCTATCTGCGCCAACGTAGATATACACAGCTGCACCGAGAAAATCGCCTAACTTTGCGTCGTAGTCCTTTATTGCGCGTTTCCCTAGCCAGATAAACCCTAGAATAGCGCTAAAGTAGCATAAATCGACGCAAAGTCCCTTCCACAAAACGAACTCAAGCTGCGCATTACGCGTGAAGGGGTTGGACTCGATGACGTCCGGAACGTGAATCATCGACGAAATATAGTCGTTTATGGCGACAAACCAGTAAACTCCCACGGAAATAAACACCGTTTTGTGTGCGGCGTAGTCCGCTTTCAGGAGCTCCCAGTATTTGCGCATTTTACGGCAGGACAGCCTTCAATTGCGCGTCAGCGGCATCGACAGACGCTTTGGTAGAGGTGGCTAAAGCGTCGACGGCAGTTTGAACTGTGACGGCGATACCTTTGATTTTGGTTACCGCTGCGGTAACATCGGTATCCAATTGGTTTATTGAGGCGAGAAGGGCATCAGTTGCGACAGACACGTTGTTTATGGCTCCTATTAGTTGGACGATGATTTTAGGTGTAACTGTTATTTCTTGCAAATTCGGCCTTTTCCGTCTCGGTTGGCTCTTTAGAGCCCTTCCCCTTGAAGCGATGACCACAGATGTACTGAAAACAGTTCATGAGGTGGTCGTGGCGCTTACGGGGTTTATCCTTCGAAGCTCCCTTGAGTGGACCATTGTGGTAGAAATCCCAGACGTAATGCTCGATTTCCCACTGGAAGGTCTTCAAAGTGTCGAAAAACTGCGCCTTGGGGTGACGGGCGGTTTTGTCGGTTGCGGCGGCTATGTACTCTCTGCTAGCCTGGATGCCGTAGTCTTCGGGAAGTTTAGCCTCGCGAACGGGAATTCCGTTCTCCCTATAGAGTTGGGCGGTTGTTTTGTGAGTCTCCGCGTTTCGCTGGCCGCCGCCCTTGGGGTCGATTAGCCACAAATCGATTTTGTCGGCACCGTTTTCAACGAGGATTCGCTTGGCGTGGTCACTAACCACGAGGTTTCGCTCGTAGTACTCTCGATACACGTACATATCGCCGGAAGGCGTGATAGCGGCCCATAGGCAGGCCGTGGGTCCAGTGGGGGCTGGGTCGATACAGGCAACTCGTTTCCACTCACTGGGTAAACGTACAGGCTTAGTAACGTGCTTACTAGGGTTCCAATCACTATAGACGAGCCCAGAACGTCTAACAAAGTCCCCGTACAACCGGGCTTGCTCATCAGGTTTACCCGCCCAATACTCTTTTAGACGACGCTTTTCGTCGTCTGGCACATACCGATTGCTCAAAACGCTAAGCGTGAAAGCTTGGACCTCTTTGGAGCCCTTAATAGACTGCTCATACAAATCGAAGACCCAGGGTTCGCGTACGCCAGAAGAAATGTCAATAAGAGGCGTGACAGTAACGAGGATTTTACCGGCGCAGTCCGCTGTTCGCTGACGGCATTCCTCGTAAATGTCGAGGTCCGGCTCCTCGTCAATCCAAACGAGGTCGACCGATGCACCCTGAAACTTCTCGCGGCCGCTATCCGCGCTCTTACAAGTAATGACGGAGCCGTTTTTAAAATAGACCTGGAAGTCGCTTTCGGAGATTTTCTTGATTACTGCGTCGCGTTCGGCACCACTTGGAAGGAAACCGGGGTGGTCTTTCCCATTTGCGAGCTTCTCATACCAAAGTACGTTTTTAACAGTGGGGAAATCCAGACCAACAATCCAAATGTTATTAGGAGGCTCGGGTATAGGTAGATGCTGTACCCACTCCCAGGCGGGTTCGTTCCGGAAGTAGTCCTTACCAAGTGCCCAAGCAACAGCCACAGGAGCCCCAGCTTCAGACTTTCCGCTCCGATTACCGCCCCGGACGAGGATAACCTTTGCGTTTCCGTCCCAACGGTCAAATATACGCCTTTGGTCGTCACTTGCATTCGGCTCCCAATAGCGGATGTAGCTCTGTTCACGGCGTTTCCCCTCGATTGCGTCCAAGATTGCCAGTCGTTCGGACTCCGGCATCTCCTGAAGTTCCTTCAGTGCGGCGTCAATTTGACTCAACTGGCTTCGATTCCCCTCGTAGCTTCGTCCGGATTGCCTCTAGGTCGCGCTGGCTGAGCCCGTTGAACACCGTAACTTGGGTTTCGTTTCCGAGCCAGCCTTCGACCTTCGTCGCTTTTAAGATGACCTCCGCCGCTTTATCGTATTCCCCGTTCGTCATCAACTCTTGAATACAAACTAGAAGCTGTCCGATTGCAGTTTTGCGTGACCATTCGGGGTTTCG